ACTCTAAATCATCTTTTGGGGCAGGAACTTCTGGCCCGATAATGTCATCAACAACATTTAACTTCTGCTCACGAAGCCAACGCTCATCATTCTTTTTATCTTTAGATACTATGTAAACTTTATTGTCAAAGTTAAGCATCTTGTACAACGCCATGCCTTGATATATAGGCGCGTTAGTTTGACTGCGGAGTACTCCGTCTATAAATACTGCAAAGGTTGCCATGTCTGAATCCTATATCATCTATTGCGTCTATGTGGTCATCTATTGTTCTAGTTATTGGGAATATATCAGTTATTATAGTATCCAAGCGCTCTCCTAACTAAAGTATCAGCGTCTGGCAACTCCATCCCGTAAGTTTCTGACTCAAACTCTTTACGACTCTTTGTTGAAACATCTTTCAACTTTTTAAGTGCCTGAACAATACCAGCAGACTTGCCTGCTTGCCAGCGATAGTTATGTATGTCGCCATAACCTTGCCCACCTTGACTAAATGCATAGGTTCTACCGTGGTGCAGATCATCAAACAAAGCTGCACCCTGTTGCACCGCTAACTGTAATGCGGATTCTGCATTTCTTCGTGCTACATCTGTAGTAGCAGACCCAATAGAAGTCAGTGCCGCTGAATATCGTTCTAATACATCAAGTGCCATAGATTTGTCTTTTGCCGCTTTCATCTCCCAACCCTTATTGGATGGAGGGCCTTTGATCTCCGGTTGCACTGTCCAGTCATCATTTGTGACAGAGTAAGCAGCGTATGGTTTTATGGATTTTATATTTGATTGCACATTTACATAAAATGTTAATTCGTAAGTGCCTAGAAAGTTGGTCGTCATTGGCTGTACGTGAGCTCGCAGATGCTCATTGATAGTAGCTGCGATCTCTTTGTCGCTGTATCCCTTGTACTTTGGATTAACCTGACGGAACATCTGATAGTCAATCCCTATTAAACAATCCAAATCAGCGGGAGTTCTTGATGCAGTCCATTGATACGAGACCCCGGATCCAGCTAGCCAGACATGACTGTAAGCCTCAGGGTTAGCAAAATAAATACGTAATTGGTCAAATAAAATGCGCAAAATGCTGGAGCGGACTGCTGGTACCAGCTTTCCGCTCCTGAATAAGCGAGGATCTAGTCCTGTGCCTGGGGCACTGAAGTAAGAGGTCTCAGATGGCTCTACGACAACTGGTTTGGCTTGCGCCACTAATGCATCGTAGAAGTTCATCTAAGTATTATAGTTCTTTTTCCTTACGTTCTACCCACATAACATCTGTGCCACGATACTTTTCGCTCTCATCGCTTTTTGCTGGATTCATAAATCCACATACTCGATGTGATTCAACAAATGATTGCGCCCACAATACTGCTAACGTATCGTTGTCCTCTATTTCAACTTGGAATGACGCATCGCATTTGCAGGTCATTTCTATAAAGGCCATGGGTGCCTACCCTTTCATTGTGTAGTTACAGTATATCGCGTTCCTCTAGGGCCTCGCGGATTGAACTGGCTACGGGTTCTGCAGGCTTTTGAACATAATTGTCCAAAAGTGACTTGATTCCCACTAAAGTGTCGTTACGATCGATAGCGCTGAGGATTTCACGGCAGGCAACCTTCATATCGAACAGGGTGGCAGCTTTGGTCTCGCTGGTATCCATCTCGGTGGAAAGGTCAGCTACCGCCTTAAAAACACCGTTCTCACGAACAATAATAAACGCTAGGTCTGGCTTCATAAGCTCACTCACTTGTATAAACCTCTTTCTGTGTATGCTCTCTTTTGGTTGTACATTTTAACTGGGCAAAAATCACATAGATGAATTTTAGTCTTGCCGGCTTCCAACCCTGCGTCTAGACGCTCTTTAGCTGTGTCGGGTTTTAGTACCTTTTTATCAGATTTGTAATCTGCGCACTGCCCTTGTGGGCGTAAATGCAGGTTGTAGCAGTTCATGGCATCTTCTGTGTAAGTTGCTTTAACGTTATAGAAGTTAGTACCAAATACGTCTAGCCCCTTTGACCCACCGCCAAGAATCTGCTCTTTAATCTGTGCAAGAATGCTTTCTTTTAGTTGCGGGTTGCCCATCCAAGCAACGGTAAGGCAGTCAGTAAGAACGCCAAAATGACCCGCACGTTCGCACTCGCCAATATAAGAACTAATAAAAGGATTGTCTGATTGGTCATAACGGCCTTCACCTAAGGACTTGCCGGTCTTTGTATACGGTATCTCCTGAATCGTTTTGCACTGCTTACATACAAGCAGGTTTATACGATCGGGTTCTAGTTCATCAATTGAGTTTGCCATAGGCCGAAGCCTAGCACACTATCTTTTAAGGTCTCCACGTTTACGTGCAGCATCTTCTGCTGCACGAGCGGCGGCTAGTGCCCCGCCCTTTTTAGGTGCAGACGCAGGAGCAGCGGCTTTTGTTGGCCTTGTCGCTGGGGCCGCGGCCTTCTTAGTAGTTTTCTTTGTATATGTGCGCTTCTCGGCTACTGCTTTTGTAGGCTTCTCTTTACCTTCAGTTTTTGCAGGGGCCTCGTCTTTTGCGGTTGAAAAGTACCCGCCAGCGTGAAGCATGACGTTCTCACCCTTCATCGTGTTAGGTGAATGAGGCGCACTATCACCCAGACTGCGGATTAACTCCTTATGTACTGGGTTAGCTTTGTCAAACTTAACCATATTGCGCTTGCTCAAATCAACAGGCTCAACTGGGGTTACGCTAAAACTGCCATTATCGTTTTTAGTGCCTTGAAATTGACGAGTTGCTTCAGCCATTTTTACTGCTTCTTATTCTTAGAGATGCCAGAAACGCCTTCAATAACAGTGCGATTAGAAAGGTCTCTTATCGTTGATTCTGAAGTAAGAGGAGCGCCTAAAACTGAAACATGCCCTTTTCCGGGGCTAAGTCTTTCGTTTTTGTAGTTAGAGGTAACTCTATGAACAGTATCTCCTGGAGTATCAGAAAAAAGCTTCCTGCTTCCTAAATCGGTTTCATGAGAATAAAATCCTAATGCTTTGCCCATCTTTTCAAAGTTGATGGTGCGCTTTGGATCGTTCTCTCTACGCTTTGGCATTTTCTCTCCTTATAGGTGACGGTTAGCGTCTTCGTATTCAGCCTCATGTGTATCAGGCTGTGGGTGAGCTAGCTCGTAACCAAACTTACGCTCCATGTATTCTTGGCGTGACTCTTGGTAATCTGAAACTCGATTAGGATCATTTGCTCTATCTTTAGGCATTTTTTTCCTTCCCCTTCATAAACTTATTAGATGCTGCATTGTACGCTTCTCTATGAGTTTTTCCCACACCGCCTGCTACTGGCACACCATGACGAAAGAAACCCGCTGGCTTATCAAATACATGCCCAGTCTTGGTGTCGCTATTTCGTAGGTTGTCAGTAACAATGCGAGGGTTTAGCTTGCCTGTGATGGGCTCATCGGCTTTAATCACATTGACATGGCTAATAGGAAATTGAGAAGAGCTTAAATGCACGATTACATCCGCTCAGTACTGATAGCGCGGCCACCCTCTGAGGTTACAAACCCGCCAGTTTCTTTTTTCTGAGGCTCAGGCTTGTCATACTTGGCTTTCCATGCAGCATCTCCTGCAGCACGCATCTTACTGTTGTTGCTTTCCCAAGCATTCATAGCAAGCTTCTTATCTACTGCTGCGGATGCCGCTTGTCCTGCTGGGCTAGATTTGTAATTATTAGCCATGCTGGTCATCCAGTTGTCTGTAGACTGCGGAGACGCTGTAGATTGTCTAGCAGTATTGCGTGCTCGGTCAGGAACGCCAGCGGATTTCTTTGCGGCGTTATCCCACAATCCACCTGATGTAGCGGATCCGCTTAGGATGTCTCCAACAGCGGTTCCAACTTTTCCAATAGCCTTAAATACGCCCATGATTACTCTCCTGGATTTACTTTTGCTGGTTCCTCGGAGTTAATAAAACCATAGTTCATGTAAGGATGCAAGCCTGCGCGGTTCTTTACAACCTGCTGGTCTCCCATGCCCGCTGCCACAGTAGTGTTTGGGCGGCGCTTACGGTACTTGCCATCTGTTGCTCCCTCGAGCATATCTGAATTCTGGGAACGTAGCTTATTTACTGTCATGCCATGCGGCCTTTCACTAGTCTGTTCATCTTGCGACGGTTGCAAGTTGGGCAGAGTTCCATGTTACGTAATGATTGTACAGGGTCGATACCTGCGCCACACGCCTTACAAGCGCGTGTCCCGTTATAAATAGTCTCTTTTAACTCTTTTTGGGTTTCAAGGCTAACATCTGTGGCACCGGTCATACCGTCACCCGTAGAGTCGGTAAATAGACCTGGGTCATTCTTCATTAGTCTTTTGCCTTCCAATTTACTTTAGTGCCTTTGGCTGGGCCTTCTAGTACGGCGCCATCCGCAGCTGTCCATCTAGGACTACGAGTGTTTGCATACATAGCGATGTGTTTTCCAACAGCCTTCTGTGGGTCTACACCCTTTGCAAGCTTAGAAGTTTGGAATTCTTGCTCAAAAGTGTCTCCGCTTTTACCTGTCCAGGTAACGATATGATCTTTACCTGCAACAAAATCTTTATTATTGCGACCCATTAGTTGCCAACCTTTCCTTCGTCTTCTACTTTATACCCAGTTGCTGTGGCTTGAGCCTTTGCATGCTCAGGGCTTTTAGACATGAAGGTATGTGACCCAGACCAGCTGCCATCTTTTGCTGACATCTGAAATGTTACAGGAACCTGACCTGCTTTAAAATCTGCGTTATTGCGTGGCATTAGATTGATCCTCCTAATGTGTTTCTGCTAGTAGATTCAGGTACTCCTGGGTTCTTTGTGTACTCTACACGAGGGGCAGGGCGTCCAGGCATATCAATAATATCCGCAATACCTATCTCTGTAGTGACATAGCCGTAGCGGGCTGGAAACATCTCAATCTGCGGTAGCTCTGGTCGTACGAACTCTTGAATTTCTGCCGCAGTCATGCTCCATGCTGCTAGTGATTGGGTTAATAGACGCTCTTGATTAGACGCAAATGGCCCAATGTACTCTTGCGGTGGGTATGCGGCCTCAGGTGGAGCAACCCACGGTCTGCGACTATATACTCCGTCTGCATATTTACCAGCCATGTTACTTCCAAGGGGTGCGCATGCGTGAGAACTGCTGTACGCGACGCTGGTCGATTTCTAATGGGGAAGTGCTACGCATGTTTGCTTTACCATCGTTAGGAAGGTGAGGAGCTGGTGCGATGTTTACATTTTCTACATTGCGCTTAGTAAGAATAACGTTACCGTTTTTTTGTCCGCGCATTTGTCGTTTAATACCGCGCATGTTATCTAAGCCTGCTGGGTAATAATAATCTGATGCGTCAATACGTTCACCGCGGTGAACACCACGTTGATATGAACGTTGTCCTACTCGTGACTTAAGGCTATCTAAAACTCTATCTGATGTACCGGATGCGCGTCCACGATCATCTCGACGTGAACGAATAGTACCTAAATAGCCATCTGGGTACTCTGCTTGCGGGGCTCGGCCAACACCCATACGGGCAAAGTCGAGCTCAGAACGAGCAATAGGAACGCCACCGCCACCATAATTCGTGTTCGTACCATACATACCTCCAGCACCGAGGTTTTGTATATTTTGATGGCTATTAGGCATACCACTATGGTAAGCGATTTTCTCCCGCGAGTACCGCTAAATCTCTACGTGGATCGTAGCCTTCTCCAACTACCAAAGAAACAATACCTGTCGGGGATTCTAGACCACTCTTGTCACGGAACCAGGCGCTTCCTCCATCCATGGCAGGCACTTGAATCCATAAACGTGGTCCAATCTGATCCGCCCTGAAATGGTGAAAGTGACCTGTAATTAAAACATCTGCATGCCCTACAGGTGTTCTGCCTGTAGCCTGCCCATGCAACCACTTGCCCATATCTTTTGCTTGGTGTCCATGGGCTAAGCCAACAATAGTTCCGCCCAAATCAATTGCTAAGGTGGCATGGTCTGGTGATGGGTACCTAAATATTACATGTGATAGCGCAGGGTTCTCAGCGCACGCGTCCTGTACGGCCGATGCAACTTCGATCTGCCATGAGTCTGTGGGGTCTGTCATAGTAATGCGGTGCGGCTCATCGTGGTTTCCTGGAACAACTGGGACGATTAACTCGTCACACAACGGCGCAAATGCTTTAATCCATGCCATAAGGACACGACGGCCAACTCTAACTTGTTGAGTTACTCCAAGGTCACTGCGGCCTAGTACCATGCCTTTTTGTGAAGTGCTTCCTTCAATACAGTCACCTAATTGCGGAAGGACAACAGTTCCTATCTTGCGACCCAACTTCAATAGCTCTTTGTGACGGCATACCGCTTCGTCTATTCCCTTGAGAACTCTCTGAATTGTAGCTTCCGTTCCACCGCCCGCGTCCTTGCCATACTGGGTGTCCCCGATCGCGTAGATGGCGTACAAGGGACCCGTGTGAGCCTCCGTCTTTCCTGGCTTCCATTTGCTAACCTCTTTTACTAACTCATCGTAATCCGTATCGTGCCCATGTGAAACTTCAGCAGGTTTAACGCTGACTCTTGCGGCCTCTAGCCACTCACCATCGTGTCTTTGCCAACGGCTTTTCCTAACACTGACTACTATCCAACGTTCTGGATCTAAATCAAAATCTTTAAATAGTTCTTCTGCATCTGGTATCTCTCCTGCGTTTCTTGGTACAGAAACAAAGTACCCGCCCTGCTCATCAATATCTAACCGTGCACGCCATTCGTTTGGAACGTTTGCTTTTTTATAATCTGAACCTGTGTTATCTAAGTCAGCGTTTATCAATGCTTTTGCAACTATATCTGTTATGCGGTTCGACATGAACAATAACCTCTCATATGTGACCTGAAGGTAGTCAATTTCCCTGGTAGTTTCACACCTGAATTAACTAAGTCACCATAAAGCGCAGCAACAACAATGTTTTTTCTATCTTTTAGCTCTTCAAACATGGTTTTAGTTTCTTCATCTAATTCTTCAATCCATTCACCTACTAAACAACGGCTAGGTAATGAATCTACATTAAGGTGCTTATTGAGGACATCTCGCACTTATCGGTCTCCCATCTACGATGCATCAATAGTGCATCAAATACTAGCACAATGCAAATAAAAAGGCCCCGTGTTATCACGGGGCCTAATTAATTTAGAATTATTACTCTAAGTCTGTTGAACCAGCCTTGAAATTAGGACGCTGACGGTTTACAGCGGAAGAAAAAATTCGTCCGTTACTCTGTGTTGCGCCTGCTTCTGGAGCGACTGACTTTTGGAACTTAACGGCAACGCCATAACGAGCGCCTCCGCGTGCTCCTTGACCCAACACGTTAGGGCGAGAAGGCTTTGGTTGCTTGTAAGGATCAGTTCCGCCCTTGGCGTTTCCTGTCTTCTTTACAAGCGTGCCCTTTTCTGGCATAGCAACGCGTGGCTTTGAACCCGCAGCATTTGATGGCTCGGCTGAAGTAGGAGCGATCGGTGCTGAGTTCTTCTTATGATCTTTATTCATTTAGTTTCCTTTGGCCTAAAGGTTGTTTATCAAATGTAGATTATCTATTAGATAAAAACTGCCTTAACGCGGCTCAATAGTGTAGACAATTGCCGAAATTTGGCCGTCATGGCTCTCAATACTGGCAAAACCTGGAATACAGACTAAGTCTAGACCTCTTGGGGCTGCGTAACCACGGGCAATAGCAATAGCTTTTGTAGCCTGGTTTACGGCTCCTGCGCCTACAGCACGAACTTTGCAGGTGCGGTTCTCATAGATTGAATGGGCGATGGCTGAAGCCACGGCCTGGGGGTTGCTTCCTGCGCTAACGCGTAGGATATTTTCTTCTGTTTGCTCGGACATTTATACCTCGGTTTACGAATAGTGGATCCCCGTGGTAACAATTATGCAGATTAAAGCAGGTCTGGTCTGTCTAAAGGAGTGGGAGCCTTGGCATAGGTGCCGCAGCTTGAGCACTCCATATCTAGAAAATACTGGGATATCTCATACTCCTCAAAAGAAGCCTTTAGATTCCATATCATACTCTCGCATACGGGGCATACATGATGGACCTCATTAGCGTGGTCCATGGTGCCCGAGTAATCAGGCTTGAGTTCCCGGATTGGCTTCACGTTCTACCTTTTCCAGTAACTCTCGGTTCTTCTTAATCTCTTCTTCAACAAGGGCAATTTCTTCTGGAGACATCTTGTCTTTGTTTGCTTCATACAACTGAAGCCCAACTTCAAAGTTAGCCTTGAATAGAGCCAACTGCATTTTGCGGCGCTCTGCTATAAAAGCTTGCTGCTCTTCTTTGCGTTGTGCTCTTTTGTCTTGTGTCTTACTCATTGACCGCCCCATCCGCCGCCCTTTAGTTGAATACCAAAGTTAGAAAATTGACGAAATGCTTCCCCGCCACACTTGCACATTACTGCGGGTGCAGGGCCGTCGGCTATAGGAAAGAAGCTCTCGCTTATTTCTTGGCAAACGTTGCATTTGTACTCATAATTAGGCATTACTTCTCCCTAAACTTTGGGTCTTGTACCTTTTGATAAATCTCTTTTTCATAGGCAAGGCTAGCATACCCTGCAGCCAAATGTGCGAGCGCGTAGGAATCCGCGGCGTTGTCATCTGAAAACTCTGCGCCCCACTTTTTATAAACATTGAGCATAATCTGGCTCTTAGAAACCCCTTGACCTTTACCAGTTACATACTTCTTTAGAACTGTAGGCGGGATTATGAGAGGGTAATGCCCCATCTTGTACAAGGTTAGCTTTACTAACCCACCTAGTTCTCCCAACATGTTTGCCATCTGTGAGCCAAATGCGTAACCCTCAATTGCTACATCTTTTATATCGTAATTAATCAAGCTATTCATTATATGAGCCTCTATATCATCGAGCCTTCTTACACCTCGATACTCTGACTTATATACGGTTGACATGTACCCAGACTCATTTATCAGTGTTATAGCAAATCCACTATAGGACTGGTCAATCCCCGCAAATATAGGGCTACTGTGTTCTGGATCAAAACCCTCTTCAAATTTTTTAAGAGGGGTCATGGCGTGTACTTATTAAATCTCATCTTCTCGCCATGGGTACGTCGTGTTAACTCTCTGCTGACTAGATAATAGTAACGCTCCAAACTATCCTGCATAGTCTCCAGCATTTTACGGTAAGCGTATGCGTGGGTCTTATCTTGGATCAGCTTGATTGTATCTGGGTCACTAAGTACTGCCGCTTTCAACATGATTGACTTCTCTGTTGTCTTGCCTGTTGTCTTTAACATGAGACCACGAGCATGTGACATTTCGTATGCATTCTCAGCCTCAAGCTCAGCAATTGCTGCACATGCTACCTGTGTACTAACGAAGTTGTAGTTCTCCATGTACTTGGCAGCTAAAATCATTAGCTCTTGGTCATCAACCATTGTTATGTCGTTAGGAAAAGCTGGTATATCTAACTTAAGGTTACGTCGTACTGTTAGGCCTTGAGACTCCATCAAACTAATGACGGCTTCGCTAGCTCCTGTTGCAATTAGTTCACTCATTTTCATACCCCTTACATTTGCTGCATCCTGTTGGCGAAATATTACATGCTATTGGTGTCTGGCTGTCAACTGCTGCCACGATATCTTTAGCAGCCTCGAACAAATGTTCTATACCAAAGTCGCTCTTAGGTATGACGAACTCTTTTACTTCTTGTGTGGCTTTGTTCTCGTAGATAATTACTGCCTCTTGAGGATGGTTTTCCATCTCAAGTAGTTCGGCTAACTTCATGTAGATCTGCACCTGCGTAATGTGCTTCATGAATGGGGCTTTTAAATTCTTCCAAATCTTATCAAAATCACCGTCGTACTCAGCAAGCATCTCTGGTGCTTCCCAACGGATAGTTCCCATGCCTACTGATTTAATCTCAAGCATCATAGGCTCACCTAAGTTGACTAACCAACCATCAGAGTGACCTGAAATGCGCAAAGGCGCATAAAACAATGGCACTTCTCTATACTCTAGTGGACCTTCATGGCAGTCAGACCCGCCCCAAAACATCTCACCGCACTCAATGCAGTGCCACTTACCGTACAGGGTACCCATCTCTTGCAGCCACTTCTGCCATTTAGCATGAATGTAGTGGCCCTCTTCAAATACAGAGTACAAACGAAGACTCATGTTGCGCTTAGCAACAGGGCTATGACCTAACAGTTGAAAATACGAAGCACGGTAACACCAGTCAGGGCCAGCCATTTCAGACGGATGTAGAACATCTGTTCTACGACTTTGATCTGAAGGCTTGGCTAACACGTGGCGTTCGACTGACCCGATAACTCGGGTTGGTTTCTTAGCCACGTCTACAAACTTCTTTAATGTTCCGCTTGGTTTGTACTCCACTGTTTACCATTCCTTTTTAGTTTCCGTCCACTGTTGTAAGTTTAGACCTTCACGCTTAGCTTTGCGCTTTAGAGCGTTACGTTCTCTATGACTCATGCCGCCCCAAATACCATGCTGCTCATCCATAGCGTCTGAATACAAAAGACACTCTTTACGAACAGGGCATTCTGGCAAACCGTCACGTCCATAGCACACGGCTTTTGATACCGAGGCTATTGTTTTATATTTAGTTTTATCTCGTGGTGGATACCAAAGCTCTGTGTCCATCCCCCTACATTTTGCTTCATAACGCCACTCTTCTACGCTTCCTGTGCGTTCGTACAAGTACACTCCTGAAGGTTCTGGCGCAATTCCAGAAAATCATCTTCAGTTAGCACAACATAATTCTCGTTGTTAAGGCTGAAGCCTAGGACGGGTGTCCGACTATCAAGAATTGCTTCTTTGACAATCTTTTCCAGAACTGCCGCTTTGACAGTAAAGGAGGCTTTGCCGGTCCACTTATGTTCTATTAACAAGTCGTCGGACCGTACATCGCCTTTACGACTCCAAAAAGATCCGCTACCAGCTGAGCGCTGGCCACCAATCTTTTTAGCTAGTCGGTCCTCATGCTTCTTTGACTTCTTCTGGCCTTCACTCTTCATCAGAGTCTTCGGCTACATGCTTAGACCCGGCTTTAATCGCGTCTAGTACATCCCGTTGAAGGGTTTCTTTTAAGTCAATCTCTTCCCGTATGGAGTCAAGCATAGCATCACTACCCTGCCACTGACGACCGGCATATCGGTAGTAAGCGCCTGCTCTAACAATAACCTTGTTAAGGATGCCCATAGCAACAATCTCTTTAGCAAAATCAAACTCTCCGGCTGGAATCTCCCCGCCATCTGAGAAATAGAAGTCAAAGGTAGCTACCTGAGAGGGAGCTGCAGACTTATTCTTGATAACACGAGCCTTAATAGATTGGCCAACACGATGCTTTTCCTGACCTGAACCAGCCTCAATCCAGTCATCCCTACGTACCTCTGTGCGTGTAAAGAATGCGTAGTCTTTACCTAACCCACCAGGAGTAGTGCGAGGATCGCCGTACATTACGCCAATCTTTGAACGCCATTGGTTGATTACAATTCCTATGAATGGTCGTTCCGGCTCTGTCAACGAACGCTTGGATGCCTTGCCAACCTTGCGGAAAAACTTATTAGTTAGGAGTGCTGATCGTCCGACTGTGGACTCGTCCATTTCTTTTTCGTCTTCTGCTGAAGGAACAAGGGCAGGAAGGCTATCAACAACGATGCAATCCACCACTTTGCTTTCAGCAAACTTAATAACCGCTTCATACGCTTCTTCCATAATATTAGTAGAAATTACATAAACACGGGATGCGTCAACACCGCAAAGAGTTGCGTATCCAGTTACCCACTCTTCTGCTGCAACCCATACAGTTGTGAACTCTGGGTCACGCTTTTGATTTGCTGCAATAGTTTTTAAAGCAAGTGCTGTCTTGCCATTACTTGCCTCACCGATTAACTCGTGCCACTGATTAGGCGGCCACCCTCCTCCAAGGGCAACGTCAAGAGATAGTGACCCTGTGGTAAACCTAGTCGGCGGGTCAATAATGTCTGAGGCTAAAACTACAGTTGAACCGCCCATCTTTTTGTTGATAGCGGTGATTAGTTTTGTTAAATCGGCATCTAGTTTCATTAAAGTTTTCCAATAATAGTAGTTGGGTTAAACCCACCTGTCGCAACTTGCTTAGATGGTACTGCTGGTCCTCCAGACTGTTGTCCAGTTTGAATACCTGTTCCTACTCCACTACCTGACTGTTGTAATGGATAGCCGCAATCATAGCAGCGTGGTCTAGTTTCAGCAGTTGCCCCACCGTAGTTACTACTTCCACATCCAGGGCAACGCGGAGCAGGTGCTTGCGTTTGCTGAGCAGGTGGATACTGAGGCTGTTGAGAAGGCGCGTACTGTGCGGGTTGTGGAGCTGCATACTGCGGAGTTTGCTGCTGTTGTGGTACCGGTGTGGTACCAAGTTTATTTGCCCACCAATTACTGCTCATCGAATGGCTCCATTTCTTTAAAGTCTGCAGATATAACTTCTTTGGTTATTAAACCTAACTTTAATGCAGATGAGAACGAACTTACTAATGTAGCAATAGCTACAAACTTGTACAAAGAAGTCATGGCTTCAAGGTCTTCCTTTAACTCTTCACCGTGCTCAGGGCTGTCTTCCATTATGTCGGCTAGGTGAATAGTAGTGAGGGAGGAAGAACTAATCTCTGCCATTGCTGCAATAAATGGCATCAACTCTTCCATATCCGCTAATCTCTCAGCGCTTTCCTCTACTTCTTTCTCATCACCTTCTTGACTTACAGGGTTGAGACCAACCAATGGCGCAACTTTGTTAGGTGCCATGAGGTCTGTGTCGTAAAGAAACCAGCGTATAAGAGTAGATACCGGAACGTCATTAACGACTGTCTCGTACTCTACGTAGTAACCCTTCTTCTTTCTTTTACGAAACCAACTCACTTAGCCTCACCCCATCTCTGAACCACTTTAACATCTGCAATCAAAGGGACATCTAATACATTGATGCCTTCCATGGCCTCTCTAATAGCGGCCTCAGTCTCAGCTTGTAGATGATCGGGAGTCAATGTGACTAATTCATCGTGAACTGTTAACAACAACTTTGACTCCTTAGGGATCATTGCATGGGCCCTAATCATAGCAAGTTTCATAATATCTGCTGCTGACCCCTGGATACGAGTGTTAAAAGCTTGACGCTCAGCGCCTGCCCGCACACCAAAGTCTGAGGAGACAATCTCTGGAAGGTAACGCTTGCGACCCATGAGAGTTGTCACATACTTCTTAGCCCTAGTAGCAGCTACCACTCTGACTCTGTATGTATTAACTGATGGGAACTTAGCCGCAAATCGACCTAGCAAGTCTTTAGCATCAGTAATGGTACATCCGATCTGCCTAGCAATCTTGTCTGGGCCTACGCCGTAAGCCATAGCAAGTACCAATACCTTACCTGCTTTGCGGTCTACACCCATAGTGTCGCCAACAGTTGTATAGATGTCGCCACCGTCTAGGTAGTTCTTCATCATGATTGGGTCTCGTGACATAGAGGCAATAATTCTTGGCTCAATCTGTGAATAGTCCGCTACGACTAGCTTGTATCCGGGTGGGGCATAAAACAAGTTACGGATAGCCTTACCATGCGCCGTGTGAGGCGCGGGGACGTTTTGAAGATTAGGGTTGCGACTAGAGAATCGTCCAGTCTCTGCACCATGCTGAATAAAGTCACAGTGAATCCTGTCATTAACTAACAAGCTTTCCTTATACTCAACCTTTGACTTACCGCCAACTGTGCGTATAACATCACCACCTAGGTAAGGAACTACATAGGTTGTCATCAACTTATTTAAGTCTGCATACTCAAGTAATGCTTTAACCAACGGGTCCTTTTCACGGTATGGCTCTAACGCCTCTGAAGAAACTGAGAAATCTGTGTACTCCAACTCTTTGCCTGCTTCTTCATTCTTACCGCCTTTACCCGTAAGAATCTTAGGCTTCAACCCTCGACCGCCGTCTTTCTTAGCCGAATACAAAAGATACTGCTTCTCTTGGTTGGAGTTAATATTAAAAACACGACCAGCAGCCTTGTAGATGTCTGCCCTAGCCTTCTCTACATCTTCTTCCAACTGAGAGTGGAGGGCAGTTAATTGCTCTCTGTCTATAGGTGCGCCGGTTAACTTCATGCTAACTAGTACCTCTAAGACATCCATCTCGAGCTTCATAATATTATTTAGTTCCCCAGCCTCAAGCTTAGGAATCAATGCCTTCCACAAGAGGAAGGTATAACGAGCGTCAAGGTAGGCATACTTTGCTACGTCCTCAAATGAGTACTTCTCTACTTCATATCCAATACCTTTTATCATCTCGTACCCAAGCTCACGCTTTAAACAATCATCTAAACCGCACTTATTCTTATTGCGGTTGTCATAGATGAAAGAAGCAATCATTGTGTCAAAGTAAGGCTGGCAAGGTGTCTCTTTGAAATACTTAGTTACTGAGGATAAATCAAATACTAAATTGTGCCCGATCTTTAAGATGTCGGGATTAAACATCAACGGCCTTAAGGCATCAAAGACTTCCGCCGGATATAGTTGTACAGGTGGTGGCCCAAATGTTTTAACAGACTTCTTCTTGTCCCGAGAATAATCCGACTCTCTAGCCGGTAAGCCAGCGAGGACTCGTTTCTCCCCTTGTCCAGTAAGCGGAAATGTCTCTTCAATAAAAGTGCCATTAGGATGGCCAAGCGGAATGACATCGCCTCGACCATGCGTAGCCATAGAGATCCAGAGTACTTCATTTACTACTGATACTCCTCTTCGATCTCCTACAGTTTCCACGTCAAAAGCAAACGCGTCTTGCTTGGAGTAGTACTCGACTAATTCTTTTAGCTGTTCAATCGTTGTAATTATATTCATCAGTATCCCGGGTTAGGACCGTAGAGCCTAGCAGAGGGGATGGCGGCTAGGCCCTACGGTGTTCTATGGTTAGCCTAGTAGTGAGTTTGCGATTTCATCAAGCTCAGCCCAAGTGTGCTCTTTGATTACAGAGCGCTCATAAGGCTTCATATCAGCAATTACTTTTTCAACTTCGGCTTCATCAATCTGCCAGTCCTCCATGAGGTCACGGCCTTTGATTGGGGTTAAGTGATAAACAGTTTGCTGCATCTTTCCTGTGCGACTTACTGCCCAGTAATTCTTTGTTAGCGGGCCTGCAGGTGAAAAGTGTGCTGCGTGTAGTGTCTTATAAAGACGTGGGGATGCAATGAGCATCTGTCGTTGTGGTCCACCTGGAGCACTTAGATTAGCGATTGTAAACGCACGCTTGTCTTCTGGCTTGCTTCCAAGCTTTACACAAAGTGGATCGTTGGCTCCAAGTGAAACATAAGAACGCTTTCCAACAGTCTTTTGCTGTAGGAAGTGCTGCTTATAAATTGCAAATGGGCCATTAGGATCGAGGAATTTAATTACTGAGAACTCACCCTCGTTGAACTTAAACTCAGTTGGAAAATCGCCAGAAGCGGTTACTAGCTTCTCTGCTGCATCCCAACCTGACTGTACTGCTGTGCTTGAAGCCTGCGCTGGGCGGGCTTCGATTGTTGAATCCATGGTGAAGTCATCTGACTCTGGCATGTATTCCATTGTTGTTTTGTCTATTGACATTTATCTATCCTTTGGTTTCAGTTGTTTCAGTTTCTTGTGCACGGATCTTACTCCATGCCTCAGCTATGTCCGCAGACAGTTGCTGGTGGTTAGACCATTCTATACGTTTTACGTTTAGTAGTCCATGTTTACCAAACAGCTCCACTGCTGCTTCAATCATTGGGCGGGTATATAAACGCCGACCAAGGTGATCCTCTCCCTTAACGTTCTTCTTTGTGGGAAGTCGGTATGGGGAAGCAGGAAGGTAACCCTCTTTAATCCAGGCACGTACTGTAATCAGAGGGCGACCTAATGCGTTAGCGATCGCACCGATGGTAAACATATCAACATCCTTACCATTTGGCAAAGTCTTTTTGTAAGGCTTTGCATCCCAGTCAAGGTTAGGTTCTACCTCTGGCTTGGCTGGTTCGCGTCGCTTTCTCTTACTGCCTGGATAGTAAACATCTAGGTCAGCAAAAGAGTTCTCAATGTAATCGTCTGTCATTTTACGATGAATGCATAGCTAACTTTTTCAGGGAACATCGCATCGATGTCTGCTTCAGATAAATGACCGCTATAAAACGCAGCCATGATTGCAGACTCATCAAGTGTTGGAACCATCTTTACACAAGTGTCTTTAATGCCACGCTTTGTTAAGATGTCTTCAGCAACATCCATGTCAAGTGTTTTGCTCACTCTTCGTTGCTTAGCAATAGTTGCGACATTGATAGAGTCGTCATCTAGTGCAAGTACTTTATGACCTCGGTCATCAAATTCGCCAAGCTCATCAACAGCTTCAACTAAACGCTTTTTGATTTCAGATTGACGTGTAGAAATAAGATCGATTTGATCTTTTAATGCGACGTACTGGCGTACCTCGTCTTTTACGGATTGAATATCCATAACCACCCCCAAAGTGTTAGGGGCAACATTAATACTAGATACTAGTCCTTGTCAAGGTAGGACTCGAGCGCCTCGATTATGACGCTGGTCACAGTACGATCTTCTGAGGCAGCCTTCTTCTGGACAGCTTTCCACAGGTCATCAGGCACACGGATGGTGCGCGTTGGGGTCTTTGGTGCGTTTGGCATCCGTATAGTCTACACGTACGAACTATTCAAGAACTGCTTTAAACTGCTCGCATTCATATCTAATCCGCCTTTTTCATTGATACCTTCACCATCAATAACCGCACTAGCCACCGCATTTTTCTGCGTAAGAGCCTCATGTTGGCGCTCTTCAATAGAGCCTGCAACTAGTATGTCTTGAATGACTATGGATGGCCATGTGGATGATGCGCGTTTAATGCGTCCGTTTCTTTGAGTGGCAGACCCAGAGGACCACGGCAGGTCGTAGTTGATGAGGAGATTAGCTGCCGGTAAATCCACACCATAACCACCAGCATCTGAAGAGATAAGGACACGAATACTAGGGTCAGTGTTAAAAGCAATTTTATTTTCTTCCTTAGTCTTAGCGTCTAACTTACCTGAGTAAAGGCGGCATTGTTCTGGTCCCAAAGCCTCTGCAATCATGTCAAGCATATCAACATAGGTAGCAAAAATAACCACTTTGTTAGCGTCGTTTTCTTCTAGGAAATCTTTAACTAACTGAATTAAGTGGTCTAACTTTGGTGAATTAACGACACCATCTAGCACCCCTGCTTCAACTAAGTCGTTAGCGTAGAGTGAGCCTTCACCCTTGCCCTCATTAAACTTTCTTGCACTAGTTCTTAACAGATCGGGGTGGGAACACAGCATCTTAAGGCACCCAATCTTCGACATTATCTTACCGCGCATCTCATCCTCAGGACCCCCACGTCTACTTTCATATCCGTAGTGGGACAAAATATTAAACGAGCCTCCAAATAATACTTGGGCTTCATCTAGGTCATTAGTGAGGTCATCAGCAATTCGTTGATATACCTTGGATGACTTTCTATCTAATGTAATTTTAATAGGGTCTTTATGAATAGAGTCAGGTAGAAACGGAGCTACGTCTGGATCTTTCTGCGCTTTACGAACGGATGCCTCTTTCATTTTTGTGTGCAAAGTGGGGAGGTTTCTGTAATACTGAACCCCGCCCCAACTGTTACGAACAATAAAAGCTGCATCAAAGATGTCAAACCTACCTAGAACATTTGGATCTACAAACTGCATGATGCTGTACAGCTCTTCAGGCTTGCCGTTCTCTATAGGTGTACCTGTTAATGCAAATCTAAATGGGGAGTTGACTAACTTCTTTACTGTTTTTGATCGCTTTGATCTGAAGGACTTGATGGCGGTTGCTTCGTCAAGGACGACAAACCCTCTTGGTAGTTTGCTGACTTGAGCCCAGTCGTTAACAACTTGCTCGTAGTTAAGGATGATGTAATCAATCCCCGTATTCCGCCAGTCCATAGCCTTGGCGTACTGCTCTGCCCTTTTCTTTGGCGTTCCATCAATGACCAAAGCTGTTGAAGATCCATCTGTAAACTTCTCTATCTGGTTTGCCCATTGGTATTTTAATGATGATAAGCATATAACCAAACCTGGTTCTTTTACGCGCTTATCATCCATTAACCTTTCTATAGCCGCAATGGTGAGGACAGTCTTACCCAAGCCTAAGTCGTAGGCAACCAACATAGAGCCGCGTTCGCACATGCGATCTACAGCCTCTGGTTGGTAAGGTAAAAGGGTGCCCGTAAAAGTCAAGCGTCTCTCCTCCAGTGAAGGTAGGAACGAATATACACGATTGCATAGGCTATTGCTGAAAATATAAACCCGTACTGAGCTGTGATAACCGCATAGGTTATCCACAGCACTTCATTAAACAAAAGTACGATCCAACCCCAGATAGTTTTGCGGCCTACAAAGTAGATACCTGTAACACCGATGACCGCTAGAACCCACGACCACATCATAGGTTGGCCATCAATCGAACCTTTATGGAATGCTCTAAGTCCTCTATAGAACCATTATTTACAAATACTTGGTCTACTTCGTAGTTAGCCATGTCATGCTCAGATACGTGCCCGTTAACAGCGGTAACTCCTGGGCGCTCAATACGCCATATCTCAGCAGTCTCCCCTGTCATTTTGCTATAAAAAAGTATGCGGTCAGCTTCGTTTAAAAATCTAACATCTGTAATAACGATGTTCGTACTTAAGTCCGCAGCGCTTAACGCAGCTCGAATCCAAATGTCCTCATCAATAACTTTTCTAGCTGCTACTCCTAAGTTCTGTAGCAATAGCCGAACAGATGGACGCTGCTTTGCTTTATCCCAACCGTCTACGTCAACGCTAATCTGTAAAGGCTCTCCGTTAACCATGGGGTTCATTTCATAAAGCATGTCTCTGATCTTGTCCGCAAAGGCAATACGTGTGAAGCCGTGTTGTCTTACAAGGTAGTTAGCAACAGTATCTTTGCCAGACTGAGCGTACCCAGTTAATCCAATAATCATGATATGACCGCCTTTGTACCGTGCACAGAATGCCGTGCGTTTTTAATCCCTAAGAGTATCTCGTCTTTGCTCATAGCGCCAACGTCTTTCATGGTGGTGTGGTCATAGTTAAAAAACCAAGCCTCGGTTTGCAGTTCCCAACACATCTCTAGTAGATGTAGGGAGGAAGCACGGCCTGCGTCATCATTGTCCATAGCAAAGACAATCTTCTTGGCTGAGCGTATTAAATGAAATTGCTTGTCAGAAACCATAGCTCCATATGTGCTAACCCCATTAAGTACCCCTACAGAAGCAAGACGTACTACGTCCAATGGGGACTCAACAACTATCAGCTCGGTACCATCAAACTGTTGGTAGCCAAACAAAGCGCTGCTCTTTTGAACACCTGTTGGGTAGTTCTTAAAGAACCTACTCTTGTGACCCTTCTCCTGCCACCCTAAGAGCTTGTTAGTGATTGGGTCTCTAATTACTGTTATCCAATTTGAATGGTTATTATCCCAAAGTACCTCATAGTAACGCGCCGCGTTACTAGATAAGCCTCGTGATAACAGGGCTTCTGTAGGCGGCTCAGTAAAAGCAGCGAGCATAGACTCAGTTATGTAAGTAACTTCTTGAAACACTTCTTTTGGTTTAGTTGCCCGTAACAACGCGGCTGAAAGGTTGCGGTCTCCGGAGTCAACCCACTGTTGCGCCTCTTCATATTCAATACCTTGAACAAAAGACACTAGTGAGAACAACCCGCCTTTGAACTGGCAAGAAAAACAAATGTGAGCGCCGGTTTCTGCGTTGATCCACCACGATGGGTTACGGTCCTCATGACCAGTACGCGCTACGTGTGCTGGGCAGTGACCTTGAATCTCTGAACCATTAGTTGATATAACCTCAATGCCAAGACGAGCAAGCGTCTCTTCCATATCCTCTACGGTCATAGGTCATTCTCATCCAGTTCTCTAAACTGACCAGTATCCCAATCCCAAAGCATGTCAACTTGAGTAAGACCAGAGTTACGGCTAGCAAGAACTTTGAGAAGTCGGGTATCGTCTACGTTTTCGTCTTGCTTTTGCAAGCCAAAGATAACGTCAGCATCCTGATGGAATGAGGATGAATAACCAATAGAGTCTGCAGTCACCTGACCCTTGCGCATCTTCCAGTTCAACACCTGAGTAGAGATAACAATAGGTATCTGAAACTTCTGCGCCAAACGCTTTAGCGAGCGCGTAATGTTGGTAAGCGCCTGTGGAGTATTAGCCTCACCAGTCTGCTCATCAATCATAAGGTAGGTACCGTCAATAAAGACTACGTTGGGATGAAGCACTTGGATCTTGCTAGCAATACCTGTAACAGTAGACCCGGCAGCAGAGTCAACAAGCCAGAACTTATGGGTCATGTCTCCCATGTTCTTAAGCTTGGTCTTGTACCGACTCTCTTCTTCTGGTGTCAAAGTACCTGTCATCATGCGCTGGTGTGAAACCCTGGCACGCATAGCGTCGTAACGAGATACCTGCTCAGTGTTGCTCATCTCAAATGATTGGAACATAGGAACTGCCCCATGCATGTGTACGTTCTGCGCAATCTGCAAAGCAAGGGTTGACTTACCTGTCTTAGGTGGAGCGACGATAACAATTAGCTGACCTTTTTGTAATCCAGAAGTAGCCTTGTCCATGGTGTTAAACCCTGTAGGTATTCCTAGTAAACCGGGGTTCTGCTTACGGTATTCGTAGTCTTCCCAACGTTTCATTGGGTCGTCTGTGATATCAATATCGCTAGTGCTACTTAACCCATCTTCTTCAAGTCGGATCAAACCGCTCTGCAGTTTTACGAGAGCACCTTCGTGATCTTCAAACTTTTCAATTGACTCAATGGCTTGAGAAATCATTCCTACCGTTGACGCTTTGCGTCGTTGTGTAAGAATAGAATCTATTAAATAATCTACGGAATCCTGAACGTCAACTAACTTGTAGTTGGGAAAGTTATCAGTAATTACTTCTAGGCTTGGGCACTCGGCATACTTAAAAAAGTGGTCACGTATTAAGTTCCACATCTTTTTATTCTCTGGGTCAACAAACCAAGCTTCGTTTACGTTACGTGAAAACAGTGGTGCTAGGTCGCGGCTTGATAGCGCCTTGCTTATTAGCTTTGTCTCAAAGTTCATTTAGTGATCTACCCCAATGTCCATAACGTAATAGTCGTTCTTGCTTATCAACAACTCCAACTACCTCTGGTCGATAGGGTAACTCGGTAACCAGTTGTGCTACAGATGGATAAACAGAAAAGTATCTAAACGGATTAGTGCCCATCTTGTCAAGTTCTTCCATAAACTTTTCAAGGTCTTCCTCGCTTTGGTTAAACGAGACTAGCTCAAGGATAACTCCTTGCTTAACAGTAAACAAGTACAAAAAGCTAAGGGTAGAACGGTTAAGGTTCCGGTTAACTTTTGGTACAGGTATGAATTTAAACTTCTTAGTTACAGACACTTCGGTCTCTAAAAAGATTTCGTCAGTAACAAGTATTCGTTTTGATAACTCATTACTAATATCCCCTTTTAACATTTTAGTAGACCTCTATCCGTCCGTATTTAATCACGAACTCGCGGAACTCTCTGTTGGAGTCCTGAGCTTTCTTTGCGTCTTCTGAAGACGCTCTGCTGGAGATCTCTAATGGGTAAGTACCTCCGTTAGTTTCAATCCTGGAGTTGACAAACCTTACATGCTTACATGTAGATCTGCTCTTATAACCTGGGCACGTACAATGCAAATTGCTTTCGGGGTCAACGGCAACTTCATAGATGCCTGGTCCCGGAGACTTGTTCTGGCTTAAGAACACTTGCACTAGACGTAGATCGTCGTCCACTTGGTTGCCTTTCATTTTCTTCTCAGGTCTCCTTTGTCAGATACTACAGGTAAGTAACTAAACGCTTCTCGCGCAAAGCTAGCGGTAGCATCTCCATAGAGACCAGCCCAGTTATCCAACGTTATGTTGGTGGTAACTATAGTAGGCAATCCGCGGTTAAAACGTGTACGTAAAAGGTGGTGAAGCATATTCTTTTGCCACCCAGTAAGGCTGGAGTGCTCCTTGCCGATGTCATCTATGACGAGTACACGAATGTTATACGAATCATCCAAACATTCGCCCAATATGCCGTAGAATAGAGTTTCCTGCTCTGGAGTTGGCGAGTTCATAGTGTCGCCCTTTAGCTCCAAAAAATCATTGAAGGTCATGAAGTAGCAAGGTCGTACTATAACCCCGCTTTCCGGCGGATCAAATGAAGCAAGCGGAAGCTCTGTCATCATCTCTTGGATAGTCGCTAAGGCTAGTGTGGTCTTTCCTCTACCTGGCTCTCCAACCATTAGGATGCCACGACCTGTCATCTTCCCAGACGGTGTGCGTATGACATCACCGACTTCGACTCTTTTAATCCAACCGCGAATCTTAGTTAGCACATCTGCGCTTGTGTCAGAGCAGTCGTCCAGCACCCATCCAAGACGAGCGGCCGGGATACCTGATGTCTTTATCCAAGCGCGACGTCGTATCTTTATATCATTGAGCTTAAACATCTAGGATGTCCTCCCATGACTTCTCGGCTTCAATCTGTGCGTTAACCATAGTGTCAGGAAGGTATACCTTTCGCTTGGCATCTGCAACCATACCGGGCGCTCGCTTGATAAACATGCGCCAAATCTTTTCTGCATCGTCCAACTCTTTGTCATGCTCGATGCTTGCAAAGAACGCATCCATCATCAGACACTCAATCTCTCCATTGGTTTCGTGCGCTTTGCGAAAGTTCGCTAGAGCAAAGATGAACCTGCTCTGTGTAACGCGCCAAGGTTTGATGTGCCACATGTTGTGAACACGAGACGCAAATTCCATAGCGCTATCTGTAGGTGACCAGTCGACCTTGTTGTTCTGGCTACGAACTTTCATACGCTGAGCCATGACCTTAGTCCGCTCCTCGTTGTACTCTTCCTGCTTCTTCTCGCGCATCTTGCGTCGGTAGTTATCCATGTCTTCGTAATCTGGAAACGCGTCGCTCATGGGCTTGACTCCAATCTCTATCTGGTTTGGATAGTCCTCACGGACTGGGTCCGTGGATTCGGTTAACTTATTAATAGAATTAGCTATTAGGGTTAATCTGCTATTCTGCACATTCTGCTGTATAGATGTACGGCTTTCCAGGCATAACCCAATACGGGTTTCCAGTAACGACCAACCAGCCTCAGTCAGAACGATCTCGCGTACCCACCCACCTGAAAAGTGGTAGGTCGCGGTGTGGGTCAGCCCAGCCTTTCTGAGCTCATTTAGTGCTTTTTGGCATGCGTCACGTCCCTCTGTAAATACCTCTGAAAGGGCTCTAGCGCCCCCCTGAAGGGGGTTTGAGGCTAGATACAGGAGAATGCCTAGGGCACGGGCGGATACCACCCTCTAAGCGTCCTTGTCTTTACTGATATGGGAAGCCATGACCCGGGCAAAGATGTTAGCGATGGCTAGGACTCCGTTGTAGATGTCCTCCATCAACTGGTCTTCGTCCTCCTGTTCTTCCTCTTCTTCATCCTCGTCTTCCTCTTCCTCCTCATCGGCTTCCTCTTCAAACTCTTCTGCCGGAAGGTTCAACTCTTGGATAGGAAAGATGACCTCTTGTTGAGGCTTAAGACCAGTGGTTGCTGTAATGGCGGTCAGGCCGTCCGTTAGGTCAAAGCATGGGATGGACTCCTTGTTACAGATTGCTAAGAAGTCCTGCGAAGTTGGGTCTTCATCATTCCACAGCAAGAACGCAACAGCCTTCTTACCCTTTAATGACTCAACCGCTTTTTTAAATGGATTGGGATCTACTACAAAGTCTGCTGCGGGAAGTCCGCCAAAGTTTCCAGATCCGTTATTAAAGACAAGGATTTCTTTGCTTTTATCTTTTGCATACTGCGCAGCAAACACCTGCGCTTGTGATGGTGATTCAACATACGGTAGTACTAACGTACCTTTTACTCCGTTGGCATAGTAGTGGTCTTCCATCAAAGCTTCTAAGTTAGCTCTGCTGGTCTCTCCACCACCGGCAACGATTACAAAGTATTCTTCCATGTAGGTCTCCTTGGTAGGGGGAGACGAACACTACGCCCCGGCTATTAGTTTTGTCTAGTTATAACAGGGCGATACGTAACAGCGCGTTCTACAAGAGCTAGCAAAGACTTAGATGTAAACGCCCCAGCCATCGTGTATAGAACAGATGTTCGAATGTCACTGTCGATTCCGACAAGCCAAACCGCCAAAGCGCTAGCGCAAATTGAGGAAATAGTATTTGTTGTCCAGCTTTTAATAAAGATCTCTATAAAGTTCAGAGCTGGCTCAGCTACGGCTAATACAAACGCAGCTGCAAATGACACGAGTAGTAGTTCCAACATGTGGATATAGTACTACGTATCTGCCTGACCTAGGTATATAGCTACTGTAGAACCAAGAGTCAGAACTTCTTCCAAGTACTCGACTATACGAAGCTGGATTGAAAGACGGTTCTTGTAGAAGTGGCTTCTTCCAGCACTTGCTGAGCCCTCCCACAAAAAGTCTGATCTATACCCCGGGCCGCCATTTCCGTCAAAGTACTCCAGTACAAAGGGGCTATTCTCAAAGATCGATGAGTCAAGCTGGATAAGGTTACTTACATCTACGTTCCAATTAACCTGCACATGGGCATAAGCGGCATCCGCAGGAGCTGTTGCAGTTATGTCGTGCCTTAGCCAAGAGGTAAGAACTTCCTCGGGCAAACCAGTGTCCGTGCTTATCAAAGTCTTTGTATCGTCGTACCAATGAATTGAAGGGGTTACAAACTCTGGTCCAATGTCTGTCATGATGTAGTAGCTAAACGTGTAAGGCGTTTCTGGGTAATGAATTGGCATTAAATCAGCTGATGAAGATGTTGACTTAAGCTCAACGCTAGAACCGGTAGCAGTCAAACGCAAGGAGTCTCCTCCTCTAAAAGCAAATCCAGATGCAGATGTAGTTGTTAAATCAGCTGTAGTTAAGTTGTAACTAAAAGACGTTCCGGTAGTAGCGGTAATTGTGAAGTTTCCGTCAAAAGGTGCTCCAACGCTGTCTACTACAACCTTGTCTCCAACCTCAAGAATATGAGTGTTATCGACTTCAATAGTGGCAACGTTGCTTGCAACACTTTTACTTACAACCGTGTAGATGTCAGTGTTTGGTTCTGGAGTAGTTATGTCTATAGAAGCAACCGCTCCGGTTGTTGACCAAGGGGTAAACGGAGACGCAAAGTGTGGGTTGAGTAGCTCATTAATTCTTGTAGCTCTGATTGTTACATGGATTTGGCGAGCCTCATCAAACTCTGTAGCAGCTGATGCTTGTTCAAACTGAACCCCATCAAAATAGTGGTGCTCATTGCTTGACGCAGCAGCCACTGATGCAATTGAAATTGCAGGAACTGCATAGTAAGCGCCTGTAGGAGCCGTTCCAGTAGCGGTTAGGCGGGTGGCCCATGCTGTAGATGTGTTAGCAACAGCAGAGCCGCTTGTAGTAGAAATTAAAACACCGAAGCGCGTGTACCATCTAATTTTTGGTGTAATAGTTCTAGCTGTGGCTCCTGCCGTTGAGTACACGCTAAATGTGTAGGCACTTCCAGAGTTTACTGGAATACCTTTTGTAATAGGGTTTGATAACCCGCATGCAAACTCTACAGTTGCAGAAGACCCGGATGAGTTGGTTACAGATAAGATACCGGCTTGTTTATTTGGAAAGAACAATGGAGCTGTAGGCTCGGCATAAGGCTCAGGTACAGGTACTACAAGTCCGGTCTGTCTGCGCTCTGTTATATCTGAAGCTGTCAAGCTGTAGCTAATAGTTGTAGCTGTTACCGCAGTCAATGTTTTGGCTACAGAGGGTGAACTAAACAATGGCAACGACATGTTTTGAATATAAATTTGGTTTCCAACTTTATATTGATGCGTACCAATAGTTAACGTCGCTACGTTACTAGTTAAAGATACTCTTGTGATGTTTGCTTTTTTTAAGCTTGACATTGAAGCATTGCTTATAGATTCCCAATGGCCGATAGACTCCTCAAAAGATGAGTCGTTGTAATCAAGCATTAGATTATGGCTTGTAGTGATTCCATCAATAGTTGGGTTAGGTACATCAAATACTGTAGGGACTGCAAACCCTGAGAAGGCTTTTACGTACTCTCGTAATCCTTGCAAACTTCCTTTTTCTTTATAAAGCTGGATCGCGTCACGAACTAAAATACGAGATTGTTGGTACCCGATTTCAGGCTCGTACTCTAATCCAAACTGCTTAAGCATAGATGGGAGAAGTGTTCCTCCAACCTTTTCTAGGTCGTATCTTTGTATTAAAAGGTCTGTCAATGTTTGGAAGTAGTCAAGCTGAAAACCAAATAAATTTAAAACGCTAGATAATGCAGGGTTGTTTAAGCTAGTGTCTACCGTGTAAACCTTCTCAACTTTCATAACCTCTGGCAAGTATGAAAACATTCTTACGTTGTTTCCGTGGTTTTTTACGGATAGCCCGATTGCGTCTCCAGCTCTGACCCATGAGTACTGAGTGGTCTCAAATACAAATATGGAGTAGTAGTAAAACGCGCCTTCAGAAAGACCAGAAGTATCTACATATGATGTAGGGTCACTGTTCTTAAACACAGATAGTAATGTAACGCCGTCAAATGGTGTTATTGGAAAACCATAGGAATTTCTTACAAGACGGATTTTTGCCCAAGCTCCACTAGGGCTAACCCAATCAAGTGTGATCTCACCGTAGTTAGACCCAGTAGCTGTAAATGGCGTAGCATCAAAAGCAATTAAGCTACTAGCGCCATAATAACTATTTCCATAGTAATCAATACCATAACGTGACATATTAGACTGTTATTCCTCCACTAGAGGTAATTGTTAGGTCACCAATCTCTGGGATCTCTGGAGTGTCGCACACAACATCAGCGACAACTAAAATTGTTGCAGAGCCAGTTGCTGAGGCAGAAGTTACGTTAGCAGCAATTTGAGAATAGCTGAATGTAGTTGTGCTGCCAACAGCGGTAATAACAAACGTGCCGTTAAACGTAGTATCTACGTTTTCTACAAGAACTGATTGCCCTACAGTAAACCCGTGAGGAGCGCTTGTTGTAAGAGTCGCTACATTTGAAGTAAGAGCCTTATTAGTAATTGTCTTCGTGTTGAGCTCGTCTTGACGAACTAACTTTGTAATATTTGCGTAAGCAACGCCGTTTACAGAGCTAATAGCGGTCATAATATCTTGGATAGTAATGCGGTCTGCAAAAGATACGTTTGCAAAATCAAGAAGCAAAAGAATAGTTTCTTCTACAGCAGATTGTACTAATGACTGTTTGTATTGCGGAAGCACTGTGATACTAATGTTTAAGTCAATTGGAACATAGGAAGGCGGTTGCAAAGTCACAGTTGTGTTTGCTGGGACTCTATCAACTAGGTAATCAAGTACAGATGTTTTAAGGTTGTTAAAGACTGTAGATGGGGTAACACCGTCTATTTGAACGCCTTTGTCTCCAAATGGAGCAAAGTAAACAGTTACGCTTGTGTATACATCAGCTATTGAAATAGCTTTAGCAACTCCGCTTACCTGGATACACAGTTCAGCGTAGTCTCTTAAAGAAACAGCGCGGTTTAATGTACGAACGCTTTTTGGGGCGTTAATGCGGATATCATCGGTAGACTCTGCGTCAGCTCCGCCTTTTGCAGCTCCGTCTCCGGAAACGCTTATGTCTTGGTTGGATACGCTTAAACCAGAAACCGCATTAGTTAAAACGTACTTAACTGTGTTTGAAGCAACGTTTCCTTCTATTCCCCCACCTATTCGATAGGTTGCATAGATTTTTGCCCCGTTTGGTGGGATTCGTCCGCTGACGTTGTCACCAAATGTAACAAAAGTTGTTCCAGCAGCATTTGTAGTTGCCGCAAAAACTGGGTCAAAACTGTTGTAATCAATTAAGTACTGAACCTGTGTGTAGTTAACTCCATTAACAACAATCTCAATACTGTTATTAATTACAGGGTTCTCTGCGAGTTGGAAGGTTTGGTTAACCGACCCATCAGAAGTCCCAATTCCGTTACCGCTAGGGTCAGTAGGGCCTTCTGTTGTAATAGTTAGACCTTGTGTAGCAGTAACAGTAGCGGATCCATTTGTAGACCCAACCTTTGCTGGAACAGTAACTGCCGCATCTGTCTCAAAAACAATCTGTGTAGATGTTGCACTAGATATAGTGGTAGTAGCTACCTGAGTAAGTGCGGGCACAGTAATAGCCGACCCAGTACTGTTCTGGAATGTTAAAGTTACTGTCGAAGCTGTACGGCTTGTAGGCACGTAGCTTAATAGGTTAGCAAGCTGTAACACATTGTCTCGCTGGCTAGCAGTTGTAATAAAGGCTTCGTTTGCTGAGCGGTCAATGTAGTAGTTAAGAAGGTCACCCATGTAAGCAAACAGCTCAACTAGCACCATGCCAAAATCTGAAGGGTCTCGGTTAGTCCAACCAGGCGCATAGTTAGGAATAAGCGCAAGCATGTCCTCACGCAATGCGGCATAGTCTCTAGACGTATAGTCGACCTGTGGAATAAAGCTATTAGACATTTGGTACCTCCAAGAGTATCTCTCCAGACCTATTAAGGATAGCGGTTTTTATCGTTACAGTGTCGTCAAGGGCCGCTCCATAGTTATAAGTGACCTCGATATTAAGGGTTGATTCAGACTCATCAAAGACAGCTTTTACATCTGTCAAAGACAGCTGAGACAGCCATCGAGAAAAAGCAATAGTTATAGCTTGTTTAATTACAACAGTAGCGTTCTCTATGTTTTCAAACGTAGCCAGCTTAACGTCGCTACCATATGTGGGTTGCATAACACGCTCTCCAAGGCTGGTCATAACCGCTATTACAACGCGGTCTTGCCATATTTTTTTAATGTCGGTAGTAAACGAAATGCCACCACTTTCATTAAATCCAAAGGGAAGTGATATAGCTTTCTCTGTCATGATTGTGCTCCCATCCATACCGGAAAGTTAGGGTCTCCGCCAATGTACATAACCCAAACCCTTTGACCTGGTTGAGGTTTGTATTTTCCTATAAGGTTTAAAGTAGCAATGATACCCGGTGTAGCGGGCCCAACCCCTGCTGCATCAGAGCTTATAAAGGTATTTGTGTTACTAGCTGAAGAGACAAATTGTATATAGTCCCCAGCATCTAGATCTAATATAAGGCCCACAGTCATTGTTATTTCTGCGTTATTTCCAGCCAGTGTAATCTTAGTGTTGCTGTCAGGAATGTCTACGCCATTTTTTCTAAACCAGATGTTTGCGGTTCCAGAGCTGGAGTTAGTCTTAATGAGCATAGCGGAAAACTGAACAAAGTAATCTCCAGTCTCTTCTACATATATACGGCTTCCATCTAAGTAGGTTTTACTAGCGTCGCCCTCAACCCAACTAGTATTAATTACAGTGGCTGTGTTAACCCCAATGGCTTGGTCGGCAGTTGTGTAAAAAGTTCCGTATGGGTAATTAGTTTGAGATATAGAACCCCCACCAGCATTTGGAGCCCACCCCGTCCACTCAACTTCACCTGTAACCTGTGGCACTGTTAAGCGTGCCCGCCCATTTTCTTCAGGGTCGTTCGCGTCTTGAACAAACCCTTCATAAAGCCCATAATATCTTTTGTCATACGACATTAGAGGTCACCCTTTCTTTGCAGTCTAGAGACAACATAGGATGGTTTACGAACCTCTGGAGCTATTGATTCTAAAGATGTAGTTGTGCTTCTCCAAACAGGAGGGGTAACCTTAACAGATCCTGAAGACGGTTTGGCACGATTGTTTAAAGTTCCAAAGCTGCCCTTCAACTGAGGTGATGGCGCTACAGAACGTTTTAAAAGTTGAGTAGTTGGCTTTACTTTAGTTTGGCGTACGTTTGGAATAATAGTTCTAGCAGGGTTTGCTCGTGGGGCAGATATGTTTTTATTATCTGTCCAATCAGTAGCTGATCCCAACGAATCAGTTCCAATCTCTAAGAATGTTGTATAGGTATAAACGTTTCTTTGGGTTTCTACAATACAATGCTCAGTATTTAAAATTGTCCAATACCCGGAGTAAGTTGCTCCAAGTCCTGTAAGATACACAGGTAAATCGGGCCTTAGTTTTACATCTCCAATAACTTCAACACGCGCCCGATAAGGAAAAGTAGAGTTAATATTGTCAGCAGCAGTGGCTTCGTAATTAGCAATTTGAGAGTCTGTAGCAACTACAGATGTTTCAAATCTGTCAAAGAATTCTGGCTGAAACTTAAGTTTAGTTTTTTTCAACCGCTTTTGATTGGTAGTTTTAACAGCAATTTTGTTAAAACGATCCACACCAGTAATAGCTACAGCAGCTTTCTGCGCGTCCCCATATGGAACAGACTCACCAATTAAAGGCGTAAAGGAGTACATAGAGGTGCCGTCAATGCTTCCTACGTCGCCCATGGTTAAAATAGGAGCTTCTGCACGATACTTAGAATAGTCTTCTAATAGGGGTTGGAAGTAGAGCTCAGTGTTTTCTGCTCGTAAGGAGTAACCAGATTGCTTTGCTAAGCGAATCATAAACTCCCAGTCAGTGTGGCCAGCTTGAGCTATTTGTTCATACACACGAGGGTGAGGAACTGCATAGCAAACAAATCCATGGGACTTAGCAATCTTTTTAACAACCACATCAGCTGTAACATCTCTATAAATTGTCTGAGAAGGTTTCTTCATACTATAGGAGGCCCCAATTACAGTGACTTCCACGTAGTCTTTTCCTGGAGTTCTGTTAGGAGTGACGTGGTGGATGTAGCCAAAAAACTCTCTACTACCGCCTGTGCTCTTAGTGGTTATCTGCACAGGAGATCCAGGCTCAATGCTTTCATAAAGCACGCCCCAGTCTTTAAACGTTAATACAGCCATTTCATGCTTATAGCGCTCTTGATATATGTAAGCGCTGTAAACCGTTACTGGTTGTAAATCGGTTTGAGGAAAAGAAACGGAGATGTAATCAAACATTTGGTATCCGTAAAACAGTTCCCGCTGGGATGTTAGTAATATCTGTAATTTCTGGATTGTATTCCATAATGATCCACCAAAATCCAGGGCGCTTGTAGTACTGGTTTGAAATTTGGTCTAGGCGCTCGCCTTCAACGTATACGTGCTCTCTCCATGATGTTAGCCCTAGGTTAGAGAACTTATAAAAAACTACAGGGTCAGAGTCACCATTTTCTGTTACAGAAAAAAAGTCTACAACTGAATATTCATAACGAGAGTTTTGAAAAATCATATTATCTCCTACGCGTTCACTAATCCGGTACCGGTCATTGCGGTAAAGTTAATAGTTACCATAGTTCTAATTGGAATCATAGACTCCGTAAATGCAACGTGGTTAACGTTTAAAGAGCTAATCCAACCAACATACGAAAGGCTATCTGCTGATGGCCCTAGCTGCATAGCAACTAGGATTGGTTGAATAAACCCAATGTCTGCGGTCTTTCGTCCAAGCAGGTTTGACCAGTCTTTTTTCTCAGCCGCTCCAGCTCCGTTTACAGTTTTAAACAGGTACTCGAGGTCAGCTAACGTGCCCTTATCCATAAGCTCATAAATTCTTGCAGATATAGCTGTGTCTTTGTTTTCCTCTGGGTAACCTGCTCTGTAGTACTTTGCCCAATATTCAGATGGCGGAATAGAAAATCGTTTTCCGGTAGGGGTGTCAGATACAGCAAACCTGTAGTCCCCTTTAAAGCACGCAAAGTCGTTAGTTCTATCAAGAACTAGGCTTACCGTAACGTTGGTGTTACCAAGAAAAACACCAGAGACTGACCTAAATCTGTCTGCTGCTGTTGGAGTCACATCCATATTAATAGACACTGAGCTATTAATTGACTCTGGGTTCCAAAGAAACTGGAATCCATATTTTCTATCTCCAGTTAAAAGTGTTCCTGCTCTTGAAGCCGCGTTGTATTGATTTGCTTCAGTAGCGCCTGGGGATGAGGTCAGCCCTTTAAGAGTTGTGGCTTTTGTTGCTTGGCCTTGGTTAGTCTTAGATAGATCATACTCTCCAAGGTAAAACCATATTCTTCCACGGCGTAAGCCATGAAAGGAATCATATGAAGTATTTTTTACAAAAGTTCGCTCATTAGTACCTACGTTAATTGGGCGTACAGGCAAGCTCCAAGAATGCGGAGGCAAGTTAAACTTATAGCCCTTTGGTATGGTTACTCCAGGGAATCCCTTTGTAGGAGCAGAGCTTGGTCTAATAATGTCAGCTGGTGCTACCGCGTTAGTTCCATAGATCTGCGTATTTTGTAAAGACTGCGGTGATGTAGAGAACTGGGTGTTGCCTAAAGCAACGGCGGACTTTCCAAGCTTCGCTAGTCTTTCCGCCCCCTCGTCCGTAGATGCGGAAAGATTAACCGCTCCTTTTCCACTATTTAGTGTCATTATCTACCTCCTATAAACGAGCGAAGATCTCCGCTTGAAAGAACGCTCTTAACTTCTGCAGCAACTGACTTAGGGTCTTTGGCACCGCTTATGCTAATTGTTACGCCGCCATAATTATTGGTAGTTCCTGCTCCACCCATTTGGCCACTTGAGCCTTGAATTGTGGAAAGCGTATCGGGAGCAAACTTTGATAAGAAGTCTCTTAATGACCCCATAGCAGAGGAGAAGAAGTTGCCTCCCTTATTGTCGTTGTTCGAAGCGCTAGGTGTAGGACTTCCTGAAGGTTTATCACCTTTAAGGTAATGGTTAGTACTCCAAGAAGAAAAATCAGCACCACCCTTTGACATGTGGTAGGCCACACGAGCGTTAGTTAGTGGGTCGTAAAGATCTTCCATCTTTCCTAACTTAAACTTCTTTCGGTCTGCAAAAGGCCCTGTTCCAGCCATTGTCCAAACTTTTTCCATGCGCTCCTTATAAAGGTCACCAAGCATGTTAATCTGGAAAAGGCCTAAGGAGTAGTCTCCTGTGTTTTTATTAGGATTAAGAGCATTTGGGTTATAACCGGACTCACGCTCAAGGATGGTAAGAGCGTTCTTTAAACCTTCTCCTTTAAAGCCTGCTTTTTTAAGAATGTCAGTTACATCACCGATCTTCATAGGGTCTGCGCCCCATGAGTGGGAGTGCTTTACTCCTCCTCCTTCATGACGGCCATCTGTATTTAAAAGATGGTTAGGTATAATAACGCCATCACTCTTAGGTAAGAAAAGCTCTGGACCCTTTTCACCAACAACGTATGGCTTAGAACCTCCTACAGAACCGCCTTCAGCTCTAGTTCCAATACCAAGGGCTGAAAATAACATGCCCATCAGTGTTGATGGAGTACCGTTAGCCATTCCACCAAAGCCACCAAATATTCCCTTAAGGAAAGAACCGCCACTTAGAACTCCAGTTAATCGGTCCATAGCATTTGCTGCAGCTTGCATAGCTTCAGCAGCATTGTTGCTAACTGTAAACGCGCCAGCTCCAGCTCTAGCAGTCTGCTGTATACCTTCCATAGCTTTTGTTTGTCGATCACTGAAGCTAGTAATAGCCTCGGTTGTAAGACCGGCTTTTTGTAGCTCGCTCTTCTTATAAGACTTAGATACGCCAGATGCCCTAGCGTATAGCGCTGCCTTTACTTGAGACCTCAGGTACTCGTCGCTACCAAAATAATTATTTAAAAGCTGGTCTAGAGAGTTACCTGGTTGGAATCCCATATCCAAATCAGCTTTAGTGATTGGATCAGAACCAAGCTTTTCTCTATTTAACTTATCCCACACATCGTTTGCGATGTCTTTAAAGCTTTTCATTTGACCAGTTAGAGGGTCTCTAATTTGAATTCCAATACTTCGTAGCATGTTAACGCTTCGGCCTTGTTGTAAAGCCGCGTATGCTCCCATGCTGTTCTGCAATCCAGCGCCAGGGGTCAAGTTAGACATTGTGCCTACGCCAGCCAACAAGTTTTCATAACCAGGAAGAGCCATACCAATACCCATTTGCTGCCCAGCTGCCATAGCCAAAGGAGCATCCATAGGATCGGTGATAGTACCTCGTTGAGAGAACTGTCGTTGAACACCGCTTACACGGTTGTACGCTTCTTCTCTAGTGTTTTGAAAAGGCCCGCCCATAAATCCTGGAATAAAACTAGCTGATCTAGGTTGGCTATTTGGGTCTTGCAAACCAAACGCCATAGCGCGGTTGGTTAACAGGTTCATTCCTACTTGCTTATTTGTTTCAGGAAGTGCTTGGCTCATCAAGCTGTATCCAGTAACAGCAGCTGCTACAAACTTCTTTTGCCCTGGGGAGAGCATGTCAGACATAGCAGGTGTTCCACCGCTACCGCCTCCAGACCCGCCCTGTGCTGGGGTAGGTTGAGGAGCAATTGTGCTTGGTAAAGGCTGGCCGTTAGGGCCAAGTAACCCACTGTAACGTGGGGTTGGTTGCGGCATCACTGTATTAGCAGATGCCTGCACACCACCGCCGGAAGAAAATGCTTGATTAGCAGCTGCCCCTAAACGCGAGACACTGCTACTTAAAATATTTGCAAAGGTAGAGGCTCTAGTAATGCCAAGAGTCATCTTGTCATTGACACGGTCAACCGTCTCAGATAGGTCGGCAAGTAGGGACGAGAACTTTGACCCGCCTAAATTCATGCCAGATTTGCTATCCACTATCTGGTTCCTCCTTTATACCTTTGTGTTCGTTCTATCCAGTTCATTCGTTCTCTGTAAGATAGAGCGCGAATGTCAGATAAAGTCCATCCATTAAATGTTCTAGTCAATACTTCGTACTGATCTAGAAGCGCTTCGTAGTCCGTCTCTCTATAGACGAAACAAGTCGACCAGGCTAAGTGGCAGACTCATATCTTCACCACATGCCTTACAGGCCTTCTTCACCTCCCCAAGGCGTGGACCTGGGTTCTTCTCAAGAATCTGATCGATAATCTTTGCTCGGTCTGCCATGCTTAACGACAAGGCAGTAGAAGCGCCTACAGATGGTGCGCCGTTTATTGTTACGATACATCCAGATAGTAATAAGGTATTAATTTCAGCAGAAGTCTTATCCATATTCTCCATAAGCTTCTTTTGAACAATACCGTTTGGCAACATAACCGTTACTACTCCGCGAGTAGTTTCGACTTCCCATGCTCGATCTGCTATTGGGTCCTCAAGTTTTTTCTCGGGGACATCAGAGATCAAATCAATATTTGCAGTTCCTTCTTGTCTACAAGATTGGCACTGCACTGGTACATCGATTGTGTTACCAAAAGTCACACGGCGAACTCCGATAAGGATTGCGTCGCGGTCTCCTGACAATAGGGTATCTAAGTCATCCTTAGAAACCTGCTCTGAACCAAGCGCAATAAGGCCACGTTGGAGTAGTACGTTTAACGACTTACCAACTGTTCCTGCTTTTGCAATTGCCTCTTCGTCAGCTCCGGTAAGTTCTCTAACTTCAGCTGTAGTGATTAATTCTCCAGCTTCGTTAATAAACCCACCAGGTAGTTTTACTACAGACTCTGAAGGGGCCCGGGTCTTAATTTCAACCGCGGGCTCCTCCATAGCCTTCTTTGCAAACTGTTCAATTAGTTTTGCGTCTGTTATTACTTGTGGTTGTGACAATTTTTACTCCTAGATAGATTTGGGGTTAAGCGATTGGCTTGAAGTTTGAATCAACGAATGATACAGAAAGTCCTTCGTGTACGAGTGTCATTGACTCAAACAAGATGCCGCCGTCTCCAGCGTTCAGCTCGTTGTAGTTCAAGCCAGTGATCCATGCGTTGTGTACGCGGAAGCGCATACGTGGCAAGTTGTCATCTGCTGCTGTTCCAGGTGTAGCCGACGCATTTGGGTGATCCATTACATAGATGTCAATGTTCACACGGAAGTTCTTATTAGTTCCTGTGTTCAAGCCTTCGCCAGATGCTGCCGAGAAAAGGCCCTTCATCCATGTGATTGCCTGGTCGTTTCCGTAAAGAACGCCACGCTGGAAGGTGACTGGAACAAAAGTTGTCATGCCAGGAATCT